TGGTTGTCTTTCTTTGTTGCCGCTGCACCCGGACTCGTCCCAGCTCAGCGCTTGTGCTTGGTGGGATCCACCAGCGTGTAGCCTTGGCCCGGCCGAGGCGTGGGGGGCAAGGGCTTGCCCTTCACCCCGGTCACTTCATTCCCCGTACCCGGGTTCTTGTACTGACCGGACCTCGGTGCCGGCGTACCGGGCTTCAATATCTTGCTCATGGTCATCACCTTTCAGGATTGGTTGCTTGCGACATTCCGCCCAGTGGCCCCTCCCCGGCAGGCCGTGTTACCAAATCGGGGTTGCGCAATAAGTTCGGAAGAACCACAATAAAAATTGTGGACTCCCGAACTTCCGGAGTCAAGATATATTTTTTATCGGAAACTCGAACGCGATGCCAACATTGGGTGAAAAGGTCCGCGCACTGCGGAAGAAGGCAGGCCTGACTCTGGAGCAGTTCGCCGAGCAGATCGGCGCGTCCAAGTCGTCGGTGTGGGAACTGGAAAACAAAGAAAAGGCCCGCCCCTCCGCAGACCGGATCCACGAGGTGGCGAAGGTCTTGGGCGTGACGCCTGAGTTCCTGATGAACGATGACGTCGCCGAACCCTCGATCGACGTGGCCGACGAGGCGTTCTTCCGCAAGTACCAGTCGCTGGATAACGGAGTGAAACAGCAGTTGCAGGAGATCCTCAACGTACTCGACAAGAAGGCCAAAAAAAAGCCCGCGTCGATTCGCGGGCTTCGTTGTTGCGGTGTTCGATCAGGCTCGGCGCTTGCTTCCGAATAGGCCCGTCATCGTGCCGCAGGTGGTGCACGTTGTCTGCGACGAGTTGTTCAGCGCGATCAGCAGCCAGACCGGCACCCAGATGCCGACTGTGATCAAGCTCAGAAGCAGGTGCAAAACGTGTGACGTCTTTGGCTGGATGTGCAGCGTTGGCTTTCCGCATTCGCTGCACTTCTTCATTACCTGGTTGCTCATGCGCTCCCTCTTGAATGTTGCGTGGTTATTGTGTGGGCATCGAGTCTAGTACAATTGCATCACGTCGGAAAAGGTCGATCACGACGCCTGCTGTTTCCGCTTCGGGTAGTCTTTTGCCAAGTCCTTCGCCTTCTCGATCAGCGCCACGAGGCCGAAGTCGTCCAACTCGTTTGCCGCTTCCAGGAGTTGTTCAAGGCGCCGCTCCCGGCCAGTAGCGAACTGGTTTGGCCGTTCCGGCTCTTGCGCGGTCAGTGGCCGCTTCTGGGGTTGGGCGATCAGCATCTCGCCGGCGCCGGTCTCGATCCACGTGGCGCTCACGCCGAGGTCGCGCTGGAACTGCAGTCGCGCCTGCTTCGAAGGTCCGCGCCGGCCCCAGTTGTTCACGCACTGCGCGGACTGGTTGAGGAGCCGCGCCATCGACGCAAGCTCGTTCTCGTCGAGCTTTCCGAGGCGTCGCGCAGCTTCGTACATGCGCCCCATCGCGGCGTGCTTCGGTGTCGCTTTCATGGCGCCCATGTTCCGCCGACTAAACAGGGCGTTGTTACACACCATGTTGCACCTAGCTTAAACATGGTGTTTAATGCGCGAGATCGGATTACGCCAGCCACCGCTAAAAAAGGCGTCAAAACCGCTCATGTGGCGGCGCACCATTTATCAACTTCGTGTTTTGCAAGAAGCTCACATGAACAAGGACGAGACCCGAGAAATCATCAAAGCCGCTGGCGGCGATCGTGCCTTTGCGCGCCTGCTCAGCCTTGACGGGACGCCTGGTTATCAGCAGCGGATCAACAACTGGAAGCGCCGCGGAATGCCGGCCGCTGTTGTGCTCGACCACCTGCCGACGATCCAGGCCCTGCAGGCCACCGAACACCACGAGGCCGCGTGATGATGCTCGCCGTGACTGTCCACTGCGACGCCGCCCCGTTCGAGGCGGCGCTGGCTTTACTTGCCGAGCTTGCCGAGCGATCGCCAGCGGCATCTGGATGTCGATCTGCTCGAGCGCTACGTCGAGACGACCGGCGATCGCACCCCGATCTATTACCTGGTCGCCAAGCACTGCGGCGACAGCAGCGCGGCGCGCGACGAGGCTGTCGAGCGCGTGCAGGCCATGCTCGCCGAGCTGCCGCAGCTGCTGGCAAGCGTGGGCGCCAAGGGCAAGCGGGGAGGGCGCTGACCATGGCCGACTTCGCAGACCTCGGCGCCGATCGTGAGGAGCGCGACCGCGCGCTTGCGCTGAAGGTGCGGGCGCCTGAAGGCCCGTCGGCGACAGGCATGTGCTTGTGCTGCGGCGAGCTGCTGGCCGACGGGCTGCGGTGGTGCGACGCCGAGTGCCGCGATACGTGGCAGGCCGAGCAGAAGGTGGGGCGCTGAAGTGATGGCCGCACCCGAGATCGACATCGACCGCATCCCCGCCGCGCTGCGTGAGCGCGCGCAGTGGCTGGTGTGGCGATTCGTGAAGAAGGCAGGCGCGGCAAAGCCAAGCAAGATGCCGTATTACGCCAACGGCCATCTGCGTGGATGGCCGAATGGGCAGCCGCCAAAAGGGGCGGACGGTAAAAGGAAGCCGACGCCCGATCAGCCGCAGGTGGACCAGGGTGACCCCCGCGATCGTGCTGAGCTGGTGAGCTTCGATGCGGCTCTTGCCGCATTGCACGATGACCGATGGGCCGGGCTCGGCTTCGCCTTCCTGCCCGGCGACGGCCTGATCGGCATCGACCTCGACAACGTCATCGACGCCGAGACAGGCGAGGTGCAGGAGCGTGCCGCCGGCATCATCGCCGCGTGCGACAGCTTCACCGAGTTCTCGCCCTCGGGCCGTGGCGTGCATATCTACTGCTTCGGCGAGGCCAAGAGCCACAAGAGCAACGAGATCGGCGTGGAGATGTTCTGCGGCCGGCAGTTTTTCACGGTGACCGGACGCCAGTTTCCGGGGTCGCCGGATGTGGTCACGGCAATTCGCCCTGCGGTGGTCGAGCGCTTGCACCAGGTGATCGACGAGGCGCGCGGAAAGCATCGCGCTACCGGGTCGAGCGCGCCGGCGCGGCAGCCAGTCGAAGGCCAGTACGAGAGCGGGCTGGAGGAGCGTTCGTTCTTCGCCCGGGTGAATTCCAAGGCGCTGCACAACCTGGCCGCCTGGGTGCCGGCGCTGCTGCCCAAAGCGCAGCCGTACAAAGACGGGTTCCGCGTCAGCTCGGCAGACCTTGGGCGCGATCTGCAGGAAGACCTGTCGATGGTGCCCGAGGGCATCTTCGACTTTGGGACCGAGCGCGGCAAGACGGCGATCGATCTTGTCCTTGAGTGGGGCGCCCCGACGAAACCGCTGGAGGCTGCCGAGTGGCTTTGCGCGCACTTGGGCATCGACCCCGCGAGCATCGGCGGAAAGCGCAAGCGCACCCGCAAAGCGGGCCCCACACCCTCGAGCAGGGGCGCAGCCGAGCCGAGCATGCAAGCACCGTCCGCCTCGATGGATGAGCCGCCCGAGTGGCTCATGGACGGTCCGCCCGTCGATGATCTGATGCACTTCGTGCATGACTCGGCCGACTTCAATTCCCAGTTCCGCCGCAACGACAAGGGCAACATCCAGCCGAGCCTGTACAACACGCTGCACGTGCTGGAGGGCGATCCGCTGTGGCGCGGGGTGCTCGGCTTCAATCAGTTCAGCTACCGCATCGTCAAGCGCCGCATGCCGCCCGTGCTGCCGGCGACCGATGGCGAGTGGGCAGACATCGATGACGTGCGCCTGCAGGTGTATCTGACGAAGACGTACAGCTTCGAGCCCAAGAAAACCACGGTGATGGATGCCGTGATGCAGGTGGCGCACGCCGCGCCTTTCCACCCGGTGCGCGAGTATCTCGACGCGCTGGTGTGGGACGGAACGCCGCGCCTGGTCACGCTGCTGTCCGACTGCTGGGGCGCGCTTTCCACCGCCGGCTCGGCTGCGCTCCGGCGCGAGGATCCGGGCGCGCATCGGCGGCTGGGCAAGTACCTCGAGCTGGCGGGCGTGAAGTGGCTGGTGGGCGCTGTGGCGCGCATCTACAAGCCCGGCTGCAAGCTCGACACGATGCTGGTGCTCGAAGGCGGGCAGGGCGACTTCAAGTCCACTTCGATCCGGGCGCTGTTCGGCGACGAGTGGTTCAGCGATTCCAAGCTGACCATCGGCGACAAGGATGCGCTCGCCCAGATGCAGGGCAAATGGGCCTACGAGATGGCCGAGATGGACGCGCACCGCAAGGCCGACGACACCGCGTTCAAGCAGTTCCTGACCACGCAGGTGGACCGCGTGCGCTGGCACTACGGCAAGCGCGCCGAGGACGTGCCGCGCCAGTGCATCTTCGTGGGCACGACCAACATGGAGCAGTACGGCAAGGACGAGACCGGCATGCGCCGCGTGTGGCCCTTCGAGGTCGGCTTCGTGGATCTGGACAAGATCCGCAGCCAGCGAGACCAGCTGTGGGCGGAGTCGGTGTCGCTGTTCCGCCAGGGCGTGACGTGGTGGGTGGATAAGCGCGTGTTCGTGCTGGAGCCCGACGAGGAGCCGCTGATCGACCGGCCGTGGAGCGAGTTCGAGCTGTTCCAGGAGCAGGGCGATCACCGCCAGAACGTCGATGCCTGGGAGGAGCCGATCCTCAAGTTCATCGCCGACAACAACAAGCTGCCGTACTACACGACGGCCCAGATCATGGGCGGGGCGCTGCTGTTGGATAAGGCGCGATGGACGCCCCTGGAGCAGAAACGGGTGGCGGCTATCCTGCGCCGGCTTGGGTTCAAGGTCAAGAAGGTCGGGCCGAAGAACGCGCGGGTGAATGGCTGGGTGCGCGAAGAAGACCAGGGAGAGGCAGCCGATGTGCCGCTTTGAGCTCGCCGCGGAATTCCAGTGGACACCGCAAACCCGCGCCGTTGCTGGTGGTGTCCACTGGACTGTTTCTAGTGGACACCTTGCCGGACACCGCAAAGCCAGTGCCGGCGCGGGGTTTGCCATTGGTGTCCGGGTGTCCACCAGAAAACGCAGGCTCTCTCACGCGTGCGTGCGCGCACATGCGCAACTTTTTACACACGTTTCTAGTGGACACCTGGACACCTCCAGTATTGGCGCTGGGTTGCGGTGTCCACTGGAATCGAAATACGTGGACACCCAGTGGACACCGTCCTTTTCTGATGGACACCAGGAGCCGAGCATGAGCAACAAGCCGATGCGGGCAGTGATGCCCGAGGTTGCCGCCTTCGTGGATGCCTTCCGCGATGCCGGCCTGACCGACGACGAGGCCATAAAGCGCGGAATGCGTGAGGGCGGTTTCCATGCCCGCGAGAACGGACACTCGATCGGCAAGCCGATCGAGTGGGAAAGCGGGGTGCAGCCTGTGCTTCCGCTTGAAGCGGAATCGCGCCTTGCTGACCTGTGGTGGAAGAGGGGGAATGCGTGATGGTGGGGAGGAGCCGCATGTCGCGGGTCCTCCCCAGCGAGCTCGCGCAAGGGGACGTAGAGGCTCGATCTTTCTCTAGTCACGAGCCATTCATAAGGGGGTTATGTGATTGATCTTTCAGCACAATTGAAGCAATCGGATTTCGGGGCGCTGGTTGGCGTGTCGCAGCCGGCGGTGTCCGATTTGCTCGCTCGCGGTGTGCTGACGGATGGCGAGTCGGGAGGCGTGTGGCTGAAGCAGTATTGCCGGCATCTGCGCGAGATCGCTGCGGGCCGCGCAACGAATGGCGACCTCGACCTCGCCACCGAACGCGCCCGCCTCGCCAAGGAGCAAGCCGACAAGGTCGCCATGCACAACGCCGTCACCCGCGGCGAGCTCGCGCCAGTCGCCGCGATGGAAGCAGTGCTCGCCACGGTCGGCACCCGCGTGGGCAAGATCCTCGACACCATCCCCGGCCTCGTTCGTCGGCGCGTGCCGGGCATCGGCTCGGACGTGATCGAGCACATCACCGCCGACATCGCCAAGTGCCGCAACATGGCCGCCGCGATGACACTGGCCAGCCTCGAGCAAGAAGACGACGACGCCGAAGCCGACGCCATCGAGCAGCCCGCCCCCGACGACGCCGAAGCCGACGCCATCG